TGACACAAGCGGTGGTATGAAGTGTGGTAAGCTGAACAAGCAGGAGGTTGAAGCTCTATCAACTAACTCGCTTGAACACGCTAAACAGAAAAGCATTAAGTGTACGCAGGTGGTGTACGGTATTATCACAGGCGCTAAAGATGCTACGGACACTACTGGTGAGGCTGTTGATCTCAAAGGCACTCCGTTTATCTGGTCTGCCCGTGGTTCTGCATTCATGCCTGTGGCTAACTATATTCGTGAAGTACCCTCTAATAAAATTATCTTTGGTCAGAAGGTTAACATTGCCACCAAGCGTAATAAGAACGGAGGCATCACGTACTACACTCCAGTGTTTGATAAGCCGCAGCCTGTAAAGATTGTGGATGAGGATGTAGAAACTCTTAATACTTTCATGAAGGATATTGAGAAGTGGAACGACCGCGTACTCAAGCAGTACAACGAGCGTAAGGAAAACGTGCTTGCTATGGATGATCTAGATGTAGCAAAAGCGTTGGAAAATGCAGAGGCCATCTAATGACCTCAATGCTGCTACATAAAGTACAGCATTTCCTAGAAAAAGCGTCGAGGGGTGAAGGCGAAGGTCTTCCCCCTCATCTTATCAACGAATTTAAGGAGATGTGTGGCTCCGCTATCGAACGTCAGTTCAGTGAAAAGCGTGGTTCAAAAGTGCGTATGTCTGGCGTGGGCAAGCCTCTATGCCAGCAGAAGTTATCCGCAAGAGATGACATAGAAGAAGATGTAGACTACACAATGGTTATGAAGTTTCTGTTTGGAGACATCATAGAGGCCATAGCAGTAACGGTTATGAAAGCTGCAGGTGTAAACATACAGAGCGAACAGGAAGGCGTTAGCCTAGACATTGGTGGCACTACGTTGCGTGGCACATATGATGTCAAAATAGACGATAAGATATATGATATAAAGAGTGCTGCTCCCGGTGCATTCTCTATGAAGTTCGCGGCTAATCGTGGGTACAACAACATTAAGAAGGATGATGTGTTTGGCTACGTGCCGCAGGGCTATCTGTACGCAGAGGCGGCTGGCTCTACCTTTGGTGGCTGGATAGCCATCAACAAAGCTACAGGTGAGTGGGCGGTATGTGAGACACCGCTGGTGCAGGATGAAGACAGAGAAGCAGCCCTACAATTAGCCGATAAAAATATACGCAGTGTTCTTGGCGGCGAGAAGTTTGAACGTTCATTTGCAGATGAGCCTGAAACATATAAGGACAAAGCAACAGGCGCTCTCAAAAGAACAGGTAACCGTCTAATGAATAGAACCTGTTCTTACTGTGGTTTTAAGATGCACTGTTGGCCTAACGCCGCGTACAAACAGAAGACAACTTCTACAGCAAATACTCGACCGAGAGTATGGTACACAAAGCATGTAAAGGATGAAATCTGATGCCGCTATATATCACAGAAACTATCACTGAATTTGAAACGATGTTTAATCCAAAAGCTGCCTTCGTATACTTTGATACAGATAAAGGAGATAGCACACACGTAGATGCTCTATTAGTAAAATCTCTACAAGAGGACATGCAGCTTCCAATTATATATAGAAAGAATATGTCTTCGGAGGGTATGTGGACTGCAGAGGAGTTTAACTATGAAGGCTCTATGAAAATGTCCCGCTGCTTTGATGACATACGTTCGTACCTAAGGCTAGGTAGGTTAGTTGTTCTACCCTCTAGGAGCTTTTCTATTGTAAGAGATATATCTCCTGAGTACGTACAAAAAGATTTAAGCGAAGGTTATGTACAGATAGTCAACACTAACCCAGATAATAAAAATAAGTTTGACTACTATGCGTTTTAGATCAAAGTTTGAGTCAGAGGTAGCTGTGGCTCTAGGGCGTATGGGTATTAGTTGGGAGTTCGAGCCTGATAAGATACCGTATCAACCTGAACCTAAAGTATATATACCTGACTTCTACATACCTCGTAATGATATGTACATAGAAGTAAAAGGACGACTAACACAGCAGGACAGAGTAAAGCACCTGCTTGTTAAGAAACAAAACCCAGATACTGAAGTAAAATTCTTCTTCGCTAACGCTAATAAAAAGATATACAAGGGTTCAAAGACTACCCACGCAGAGTGGGCAGAGCGTCATGGATTTGATTGGGCGCATAAAAAATTACCCGTGGAGTGGTTTGATGAGTGATGATGGTTTTACGTTTGAGCCAGAGGACGATCTCATAAATGATGAGATGCGAGATAGAATAGAAGAAGAGACATTCTTTTTGTCTCCAAATAGACTGTACATTGTCTTTGATCCTGAAGGGTTTGACAAGGTTAGCGTCCGTGCATATGATACATCAGATACGAAAGACGTGTCTGCCGCGCACATTCTTCAACAGGGGATGCTCAGTCTTCTCGAAACAGATTATGACTATCTAATGCAATTAGGGCATGAAGCTACGTTGGAACAGATAGTAGAAAAATCAAAAGAGAATGAGGATAGCAGAAAACTAATAGTAGAGGATGTGTACGATAACGTCATTAAGGTAAAGTTTAGCGAGGACAATTGATGCCAAACGAAAAGAAGTACCTTGCACAATTACAAGAAGCTGTTAACAGCCCTTCGCACTATACGCAGGGCAGTATGGAAACTATAGATATGATCAAAGAATCTCTTACAGAAGAAGAGTTCAGCGGATATCTAAAGGGCAACATACTGAAGTATGTATGCAGATACAAACATAAGGGGATGCCACTAAAAGACCTGATGAAGTCGCAGTGGTATCTAGAAAGGCTAATGAGGGAACAAAAAACAAATGAAGAATAATTACTTTCCAACAGACTACCAAGAGTTTATTCATCTTTCACGCTACGCACGTTGGTTGGGCAGTAGGCGTGAGACTTGGGCAGAGACTGTTGAGCGGTACTTTGACTTTATGGACAACACTCTACAGGAGCGGTTTGGTCATGAGATACCTAATAGAGATGAGCTTGAAGAGGCTGTGCTTAGTCTTCAAGTAATGCCATCTATGAGGGCTTTGATGACTTCAGGATTAGCATTAGAGCGTGATAATACTGCTGGCTACAACTGCTCATACATTCCTGTAGACTCACCCCGTGCATTTGATGAGATACTGTATGTTCTCATGTGCGGCACTGGTGTAGGTTTCTCTGCAGAAAGACAATATGCTTCAAATCTACCAACAGTAAACGAACACTTTGAAGAGACTGAAACAACTATTATTGTACAGGATAGTAAGGCAGGATGGGCTAGGGGCCTCCGTGAGTTGATTGCCTGTCTCTACGCTGGTCAGGTGCCAAAATGGGACTTGTCTCGTCTACGCCCCGCTGGAGCGCGTTTAAAGACATTTGGCGGTAGATCATCTGGCCCAGCGCCTCTTGACGATCTTCTTAAATTTACAGTAAATCTGTTTAAAAACGCTGCTGGTAGGCAGCTATCTCCGTTGGAATGTCACGACCTTGTATGTAAGATAGCTAGTGTAATTGTTGTAGGTGGTGTACGTAGGTCGGCACTAATATCTCTGTCTGATCTTAACTCAAACAGAATGCGAGTTGCTAAGTCTGGCGAGTGGTTCAGAGATTACCCACACCGTGGACTAGCAAATAACTCTGCAGTGTATTCAGAACGTCCTGACATGAACACGTTCTTGAAAGAGTGGTACTCCTTGTATGAGTCAAAGTCTGGAGAGAGAGGTATATTTAATCGTGAGTCAGCTAAAAACAAAGTTGCTAGTCTCCGTCGCCGTGATCCTGATCATGAGTTTGGAACTAACCCTTGCTCTGAAATTATTCTACGTCCCTACCAGTTCTGTAATCTTACAGAGGTAGTTGTTAGGGCTTCAGATACAGTGTCTTCTCTTACTAAGAAAGTTGAGTGGGCTACACAGCTTGGCACCTATCAATCTTGTCTAACTGATTTTAAATATCTCAGAAAGATTTGGAAACAGAACACAGAGGAAGAAAGGCTGCTAGGAGTTAGCCTAACTGGTATTCTTGACAACGAGATGCTTTCTACAAACAATC